AGATACTGACCATCAGTTTAAAAAATATAATGAAGACGGTAAGTTATTTTACATCTTAGATAAGAATGCAACAACTAATGACAAGTTTTATAAAGTTGCTCTTCTTCAAAAATTTGATGGAGACAGAACATATTATGATGCTTTGGATGAAACCGTAAAAAATGGTTGGATTTTAAATACCAACAAATTAAATCAGATATTATCATCGGTTGATGAATACATTAAATTGGAATACCCTGAACAGGTTAAAATATATACTGATAAGGAGTTGGCAAAAAAAGAAAAACAACGACTTGCTAATTTAAGAATTCAACAAATATTAAAAGAAAGACAAGACGAAGCTCAAGAGAGAAGGTTGGATGGTGAGTGGACTTTAGATGACAATTGCCCTGAGATTGGATTAAAGGCTCATGCTCTACTTATTAATTTGTCTGAAAATTTTGATGTAGATATAATAACCAATCAAGACATAGGTGAAATTGCAAGAATTCAAAATGAGATTGACAGACTTCAATTAGAATATGATAATGATGAAGAGGTAAGAGGTGATTTACTGGATGAGATAAGTGAGTTGGAGGACGAGATAACAGAATTTGAAAACAAAATAGATGTTTATAATATAATCCCAACCGGAAGTTTTTATGCCACATCTCAGTTTGAGGTAATTGGAGTTCCTAACTTAGAAGACCGTACATATGCTGTTGGTGATGAAACTGAGATGCAGAGAAGTGCTTATGAATATGTTGACCAATTAATTGACGACATTGGATATCGAGGATTTAATCCTACATTTGCCAAAGAGTTTATTGATGAGAAAGCAATAATTTCATATGCTGAGGATTTATTTAACGATGATGTTTATAATAATACTGAAAATTATCTGGATATTTCAGAAAAAAATTTATCTGACGAACAAGAAGAAAAAATTGGTATTTTAAATAGTAAAATAGAAAAATATAAAAGTTTAATTTCAAGTTTTGAAGATGAGATAGATAACGATGAAATGGAAAGTGAAAATAATGATGAAATTATAGAAAAAATTGATGAGTTAAATGATGAGATTACTGAAATGGAAACAGAAATTCAGGACGAAATAGAAAACCCTGAAGGTTCTTTCCCTGATGACTTAATTGAAGATATAATTGAAAAACAACTTAAAGAAGTAAGATATGATGTTACTTCTTTCATGGATGAATGGGGACTTGATTGGGAAGAATATGTTGACAAAGACGAATTTATTAATGGAGTTGTAGATGCCGATGGTTATGGCCATACCTTGAATGGATATGATGGTACCGCAGAAGAAATAACAGTTTTAGGTGATTTATATTATGTGATGAGAATTGATTAAGATTTTTATTTAGTTATAATTGTTGTATGGGAAGAAAAAAAAAATTGGAGTTTAAGTTAAACCCCGAGTGGATGTTGAAAGAACCTTTAGATTTTGAATACAACAAATATACTCTATTAAATTACATTCAAAAATGTGAAGAAAGATTAAATAAGTTTGAAATTTATCCTGATTTTGTTGAGTTATCTTTGCACATGGCAAATATTCAATCATTATCTAATGAAAATATTCTACTTTTAACTAATAAAAAATTTAATTCATGTGATGATGAAATTGTGTTAAAAGATTTATATCCAAAAACCCCAAGAGAATTATCGGACGAAGAAAAAAATGAGTTAAATAAAACAATCTTGTATTCAAATGATAAATTATTTGACACATTTAATACCGCCAAATCAATTTGGAATATTGTTTTTGATAGTATCGATGTTTCCGTAAAAAAAAATAAAAAAAATTTAGGTTCAGTTTATGGGTATATTTTTTACTATAAAAAGTTAGAAAATAAAATTTATGTTTGGGAATATAAAATAAAAAAAGAACGGGACAGTAAAAATAACACTCAAACACAGATAACCAAAATATATGAAAATGAGGCGGATAGTACCACACTATTATCAATTATTGAGACTTATTCAAAATTCAATAAAACGGAGTATTATAAAAATTTCCCGGTTTTTGAAATAACTTGTGAACAAGATTTTCCAATAGAACAATCTATTGTTCCAATTATGAAAAGAAAAATAATGTCATATATTTTTCAAACATTTAACATTGAAAAATTAAAAATAATTGACAATAAAATATAAATAAATTATATTTTATCGTACGTTTTATTAATTCTAAAATAAAAAAAAAATAATATATGAAAGTTCGATTAGAATATGTGTGGTTAGATGGATATACTCCAGAACCAAATCTTAGAAGTAAAATAAAAATCGTTGATTATCCAATAAATTTTATTAAAGACATACCTGAATGGGGGTTTGACGGGTCCTCAACAAAACAAGCTGAAGGATATTCTTCTGATTGTTATCTCAAACCAGTTAGACTGTATAAATCATATGATAGAATCTATGTTTTTTGTGAAGTCATGGATAATAAAAATAATGCACATGAAACAAATGATAGGGCAAAGTTAGGTAAAGAAGACGAATCTTTTTGGGTTGGGTTTGAACAAGAATATTTTATACGTTCAGCTCATAACCAAAACATTTTAGGTTTTGATTCAGGTACAATGATTGACCCGCAAGGAAAATATTATTGTGGTGTTGGAGGACAAATTGTTGGAAGAAATATTGTTGAAGAACATTTGGATATGTGTTTAGAATGTGGGATTGGTATTGAAGGAATCAATGCTGAGGTAGCATTAGGACAATGGGAGTATCAAATATTTGCAAAAGGTAAATTATTGGCAGCTGATGATTTGTGGATGTCTCGTTACTTTCTTTACAAAATTGCTGAGAAATACGGATATCAGATTGAATTACACCCAAAACCATTAGTTATTGGTGAATGGAACGGTTCAGGACTACATACAAATTTTTCAAATAAAATAATGAGAGAAGTTGGTGGAGAACAATATTTTAAATCAATTTTTAATGTTTTTGAATCAAGAAAAAACGTACATATAAAAAATTACGGTTCAGATAATGAACTTAGATTAACTGGAAAATATGAAACACAATCAATTAATAAATTTAGTTGGGGGATTAGTGATAGAGGGGCTTCTATTCGAGTACCTATGTCAACCGCAAAGGAATGGAAAGGATATGTTGAGGATAGACGACCAGCGTCAAACGCAAATCCATATAAAATACTTAATGTTATTTGTGAATCATTAGTGTCCGCAAAACAATTGGAATCAACGTTAAGTATTATGTATGAAGATATTGATACCGATAAGTTAAGTGAAAAATACGGAACAATGTCTAATGATGATTTGTTAAAAGAATATCGAAATGATGATGATTATGAATTATCTGAAGAGTTATCTGAAAAAATAATGGAGTCTAAAGCAAATGTTAATCCAGAGTTTATTAATAACAAGAACTAATAAGATAAATGAAAAATAATTGTGCGTGTAACGCAATAAATGGGGGAGATGGTAATTGCCAATGTGTAAATTCGTCTAAGGTTAACATAGAAAAAGAAATGGTAAATCATCCTGACCATTACCAATTTGGTAAAAATAATGAATACGAAGCAATAAAAGTTATTGACGCTTGGGATTTAGGGTTTAGTTTAGGAAATGCAATAAAATATATTAGTCGTGCAGGAAAAAAAAGAAAAGATACAGAACTTGAAGACCTCAGAAAGGCCCTTTGGTACCTCCAACACCACATCGAAAACATCGAAAAATAAAACAGGACTTAGTAAAGAAATTTCAGTTTTAGATGCAATCACAACACCAAGTGAATTACTACGAGAAACTTTTATAAATTTTATGTGGGGTTTTTTAAGTAATTCTATTGTCGTGTTTGTTACAAAAGAATTGGACTTTTTAATTTTAATAAATTATATTTTGTATTACGTTTTAATTTCGTACATTGTCAACAGAAAAAAATATGACACAATTTTAGGTAAGTTTATAGTTCTCCCTGGTTCAGCCGCGGGAGGAGCATTTGCGGGATATAAATTAGCTCAAATAATTACAGAAATAGTTTAATTAAAAAAAAAATAAGATATGATAGGTAGTTTAGTGTATGTAAGTTTGTTATTGAATGTAGTATTAATTTTAAAATTGATAAGTAAATGATGATAGTAATGGGAATTTTAATTGGTGTAGCAATAGTGTTAACAACTGTGTTAGTAATGGATATTTTAATTGATATAATAATATGAAATACTACAAAATTATTTTAGCTGGTAAAGGAGCCGAACTTTACCCATTTGAATTAAACACAAAACAATACGAAACTTTTCGTGATAACGGGGTAGAATTAGATGAGATGGAATGCGACGATATATGTGAAATATTAGAAGTTGAAAGTTTTCTTGATTCGCCAAACGAATCTATTATGGGGCCTTTTGCGGATTCATTTATTTTAAGAGTTGAAGATGAGGATGGAAAAGTTGTTTATGAAACAGAAGTTTTGGATATAGAAAAAATTGATTACGAAGAAAAATATTGTAGTAATAAAGCTTTTTTAATTGTTGAAAATTATTGTAAAGGTGAACAAGTAATTTATGATATACCACTTGAAGAAGATTTTGATATTGATAAATTAAGATTAAAAGTTTATGATGTTGGTTGTAGAGTCGAAGTAGTAAATGAAATTATATATGATGAAAAATCATATGAAATTTATAAATCATATGGTGATACAACGAGTAAAGGATTTAATTATCATTTAACAGCAGGAATTTAAAAATTATGGAAACAGGAAGAATAATAAATGGTGATTGTATTAAGATAATGAAAACATTATCTGAAGGGTGTATTGATTTGGTTGTGACATCACCACCATATAATTGTGGAATTAAATATGATACCCACATAGATGACTTACCTATGAATGAATATTGGAGTTGGACAAGAAAATGGTTAACAGAAACTTACCGATTGATTAAAGATGACGGTAGAGTTTCAATTAACATTCCCTACGAAGTGAATGTTCAAGATAGAGGAGGGAGAGTATTTTTTGTTTCAGAATTTTATCAAATAATGAAAGAGGTTGGATTTAAATTCTTTGGAATTGTGGATTTAGAAGAAGATTCTCCACACAGAAGTAAGACAACCGCATGGGGTTCTTGGATGAGTCCCAGTTCTCCATATATTTATAATCCAAAAGAATGTGTAATATTAGCATATAAAAAACAACACATTAAAAAAGTTAAAGGTGAACCAGAGTGGAAAGGAGTCCCAACTGATATTGAACAGGAAGACGGGACATTAAAGAAAAAAATTGTATATGAGGAAAAAGATAAGAAAGAGTTTATGGAACTTGTATTTGGTCAGTGGAATTACTTTGCAGATACTAAATCACTCACCAAGGCAACTTTCTCAATGGACATACCAACAAAGGCGATTAAGATATTGTCCTACAAAAACGATGTAGTTCTTGACCCATTTGCGGGTTCAGGTACTAGTTTGGTAGCGGCAGAGATATTAGATAGAAGATGGTTAGGTATAGAATTAAGTGAAAATTATACTAAAGTTGCTCAAAAAAGAGTACAAGACTTTGTTGACCGAAAAAAACAAATTAAAATAGAATTCAAATAAAAAAGTTATTACGACCTTTTTATTTGTTTTATAGATATTTATTAATAAAATAAAAAAATGGTTAACATCTTAATAACTGAAAGACAACTTGCTTTAATTACTAAAAACCAATCATTAAAAAATATTGATTATATTAACGAAGCAACAGGATGGAATACTGCACTCGATTTTATTGGTATTGTTGACCCCTCAGGTATTTCAGATTTTGTTAATGCGATGTCTTATTTTTATCAGGGAGACCGTTTATTTGGAATGTTGAGTTTAATATCCGCCATCCCATATGCTGGTGATGTTGTGGCTAAACCTGTAATGGGAGCTTTAAAAATGGGTAGTGCTGCCACTAAAGAATTAAAAGGGGCTATGAGATTAGCGGACTTAGGTAAAACCGCTGAAGCAAGTGTTGTTTTAGCTAAATTAGCGGAAAAACCTGGAGTTGTTGGTACATTTTTACAAAAAGCTCAAAATTGGGCGCCAAAAGTGGCTTCTAAAGTTAACATGTTACCAGGAGGATTACTTAAAGGATTTAAAGAAACAATATTAGATTATTTAAAATTATTTGAAAACGCTGCGGTTAAAAGTACTAAATTTCAAAAAACGGCAGGACATTTAGCCGCAAATTTATCTAAAGTCGCAAAACCTGCGGAAAGTATTAAAGCGTTAAAAGACATATTAAAAAACGAAAAAATTTTAAAATCATTACCTAAGAAAGGCCTTTTGGCTCGAGTCTTTATAGGCGGAGCGTGGCGATTACAAAATAATATGGCTGGTAGAATTTTAATGAGAAGAACAAAGTGGTGGTTAGGTTTATTAGATTATATGGGTTTTGGAAATTTTGTTGGACCTGAAGAACTTGAAAATTTAGTTGGTAGTGAAACATTAATGAGACAAATGAATGAATATAATCAAACCGACGCAGCTATACAAAATGCTGAATACGATTTTCCTGGAAATGTTGAACAAGTACAAACACAACCAACCGTTACTAATCCAAGTGTGGGAATGTTAACCCCATCAACTGGAGACCCAATACAAGGATGGTTATCAAGTATATTTAGCTCAAATGTTGGTAAAGCAGCATTATTGGCTATTTAATCTATAACATATGAAAGAAGAAATAATATTAAAATTAGTCCAAATACAAAATCAATTTAGATTTTTACACTGGCAAACATTTGGTGATGCCAAACATAGGTCATATGGTAAAATATACGATTTATTAGGTGACCTAACGGACAATTTTGTTGAATCCATGATGGGTAAATATGGTAGACCTGAATTTGAATCAGAGTTTTTTATAATGTTTCAGGATATTAAAACGATTAACATTCAAAATTTTTTAGATGGTATAACAGAGTTTTTGGTTGATATGACAGACCAATTAGATTCAAAATACGATACAGATTTATTAAATTTAAGAGACGAAATGTTAGCTAAAATTAATCAATTAAAATATTTGTTAACATTAAAGTCATAACATGGAACAAAAAGTTATGAGATTAACAGAATCATATTTAACTAAAATTGTTAAATTAGTAATCACAAAACAAGAGGATGGTAAATATCATAAATCAACTCAATTTGAGATTAATTAAGTATGAAAAATTTACTCAAAGAGACAGGATTACGAGACATCAACAATTTAGCTAAAAGATATCCAAAATCTGAAATATATTTTCATCAAGATTTGGATGGAGTGACAACCGCAATTGCAATGAAAAAATACCTTGAAGACAATGGTATTGATGTGGTAGGGGTTCACATAATCCAATACGGTGACAAAGAATTCGCAGTTAAAAAGAACGACGCACAGGGAGATGTGATGCCGGTTCTTGTGGACTTTGCTCACGGTAAGCCAATGTTTGTAATTCATACGGACCACCACGATAAACAAGTTGGAGTTGAAAAAAATACCTCAACACAATTTAGAGGAGCTCGTTCAAATGTAGAAACAATATCTCAAGTAGTGTCTCCAAAAGACTTGTTTCCGTCTTCAGATATCTTATTAATTAATACTGTTGACTCAGCAGATTACGCTAAATATAATATCACACCTGATGAAGTTGTTAATTATATTTACCGTTTGGATAAAGAAAAACCACTCCAACAAAACAAAATGTTATTAGGATTGGTTATTAATAAATTGTTGTTAGCGTTTAAAAACAAACCAGGTTTTTTAGAAGGATTGGTTATGGATTCTGAACCATCTTTAATGTCTATTTTAAATAACATTAAAAATTGGATGAAAAAAACAAATGCCGCAAATCCAGAAGAATTACAAAAAAATGCTGAGGGATATAAAGATAATATGAAAAACTTTCCAAGAGTTAGTGATAGTATTATTTTTCAATATGGTGGTGGTAGTATGTTTAAACCTGGTTCTTATGATAGATACACACCATTTAGAAATAATCCTGACGCCGACTTTTTAATTATGGCTTGGCCTATGGGATTGGTTCAAGCTTCTTGTAACCCTTTTAAGAAAGACAGAGAACTTAAAGGTGTTAATCTTGGTGAAATAGCTCAAGAAGTATTATCAAAATGGGAGGGACAACTAAAACAAAGAACAATTCCTTTATCAACTATTAAATGGGTTAGTGAAACTTCTGTAGGTCCTGAAAGTATTGGATTTACATTCAACGATTTTGAAGCACTATATGGCGATAAATTTACAACTATGGAAGGTGGTGAAAAAGTTTTAGACCATATTCAAGATATGATGGAAACATCATTCAAAGATTTAACCGAAGAACATAAAGATATGTTAGATAAAATTGGAATTAACGCTTGGGATTTAATTCAATCAAATTCAGGTGGACACAAATGTATTACAAACATTTCTGGTTTAAATTATTTAGGTAGAGGTAAAAGACCACCTCAAGGACAATATAAGTATGATTCTGAGAAAGATGATTCACCTTCAGTTAAGTTTACAAAGATGATTGCGAATGAGTTTGAAAGAAAACTTAAAGAAAAAATCGCAGAATCAAAGTAAATATTCAACGGTATCACCTGGTTCAATATTCAAATATTCACAGGTTCCACCTTCAAGTTCCAAAACAATATTTCCGTTTCCACCATAACTAGGACATTTATTTCCACGACACGGAGGACAATCATGGTGTATATTAACGATTACGTTATTACGGATAATGATAATGTCTAAGTTAATTATACAATTCTTCATCCAAAAAGATTGTTTGTCTCCACCGATTAAAAATAATAGACCGTCAAAAGTATTATCAAATGTTCTACCCATCATTCCAATAGATTGAGATTCTTTATCTACCAAAGTTTTAACATTAAAAATATTGTTGTTAATTCTAACTTCCATACATATAAATACAAATAATTGTGGAAGATATGTTAATTTGAACTTTTTTTGAAAAAAATTTGACTTTTATGTATAAATGTAGTACTTTTGAAATTGTTGGGCATATTTATAGTTTCCGTGAGAAATGACGGACATCCCCAAAATGTTTCACAATATATATTTGGCAAAATGAGAATTTTGTTTTAACTTTGTGAAACAATTGAGATGAGAGTCTCGAAAAAAAAAATGTCCCATAGGCATTTGATTATTTGAAAAAATAGTTTTATCTTTGTGGGACATTACTTTAAAAGTTCTTTAAACTAATATATTGTAGGGTAGAAGATTGGTGGTTCATATGTATAACTATAAGTCTGAGGTTCAAATTCTCCCTTTGTAAATAAAAAAAAAAGTTTAAAAAAGATTTGGAAAATTGAAAAAGTCTACTTATCTTTGTGAAACAATTAAGAAAACGTTCTTTGAATTAAAGATATTGGGCGGTCTATAGTCCATAAAATAAACCATGAAAGTGGTATAAAGTGAATCATTTGGTTAAGTGGTTTGCGGC